ATAATTATGTTTTGTATGAAGAATAAGTTTGACCGATACCTTTTAATAAAGATGTTTTTCTGTTCCAACTTTCTTCACTTAACCTTCCTGCTAGTTTTATATCAATTTGTTGTAAATCCATTTCAACACCTTTTTCTATCCAAAACAAAGTTTCTTCATAATTTTCAACTACTTGTTCTTGGTCAAATAAAGATGATCCTGTAAATTGTACACCTCTTGCACCAATAGCGGCTCTTTTTGCACTTAATAATTTTTTAGCTTGTTTGTTAGCGGCAATAATATCTTGGCTTTTTTTAATATCTCTATAATATTTATCCCACGCCGCACCTGCTTTTATATTTTTAGAAGTTTGTACACTTCCCATATAGGAAACTGCTGTACTTGCGCCTATTGCTAATGCTAACCATGGAAATGCCATATATCCTCCTTAATCCGTTGTTGCCAATGTTCCTGTTATACCTAAAACCGTCATTGGTAACGGTTGTTCTTGTAAAATTTCTATTTGTCCATCTCTATCCCATCCTAAATTAAGAACACGTTTATCGCCAGTAAATTCTTCAATATTTTGGCCCATTGGAGTAGATGATGTTCTAAATGGTAATTGATCCCCATTTATCTTAATTCCTACTGTTTTATATAATCTTACCATAACTTCATTATATCTTTTTTTTCTACCTTGTGCAGTACCCGCTTGTGATCCTGCTTCAACTCTCATAGTTTTAATTCTAGATGTATAACCTAGACCTATTTCTATACTTTTAAAACTAGCTTGTGATGGCAATGTTACTGAAATTTTACCATCTGTAACTGTTTGATCTGGATATACAGCATCACCTACTAGCACTTGTACTGTTTCACCTTCTAAATGATCTAACGACGAAATAATCGTAGTTCCATCATTTACAAGCGCAGATAACGTACTATCCATATTTAGAGTTGGATCTAAATATTCTACATATTGTACTATATTTCCATTAATTCTTCTACGTACAATTATCCATACTTGGTTTTCTGATGGTTCTGAAATAGATGCAACACTTTTAGCTTGTGAGTTTGCTTTTAATAAATGACTAGATCCTACTCCATCACCTATTTGTAATATTGTTCTGTCTATAGCTTGATCGTATGATGATGCTAATTCTAAATTATCTGCATCTATTTTATAAACATAATAAGTTTTACCATTTACTAAACCAGTTAATGATGTACCGCCACCATTACTGTAAACAACACTATCACCTGTACTTAAACCATGTGCTGTTATATTTATAAAACCATTATAATTAGGATCTGCTGAATAATCAGTTACATCACTTGCGCCGTTAAATGTAAGTGTGTAAGATCCACCAAGAATATGTCTGTGCCATGCAACAATATCTTCTTCTCTTTGATATGTTAAACCTAATAATGTTCCGTCATCTCTAACAGCCCAATAAATACTTTCTGGTTCTTGTGCGTAATCAACGTCAACAATTCCTGTACCTGTAATGTGTTCAGCAAGTAATGTCATGTCTGGTGCTTGATATGCATCATCTTCAAATCTATATGCAAATTCTCTAATTTTTTTTCTTTGTCTTTGTACAAATAATACAGCGTTACCAATTTGTATTGGTTGTGAATTATATCCACCATATGTAGTTTGTTGTGTAATTTGTACGTTATCGGGTTGTAATGGCTCACCAGTTGGTCTTCCTACTTTAAATTCACCACCTGCTGTTCCAACAATTAAATCTCTTGCAGGTGATAACCATCTAATTACGTTTACTTTGTTTGCCGCAATAGTATAAATAAATGCATCTGCTGGATCACCTGCACCTCTATGAAAATGCTCATAAAAACCACTTTCACTTGCCCATATAGTTTGAGGATATGCTGTGCTTCCACCAAATACTAATCTTTGTTCAAAAAATGATACTGTTCTTGGATAACCTGTATCATCAGACCAAGCACCTAATGCCCAATCTGTTGTAGCCGCCGCAGATCCAATATCTAATTTAATTTCCCAAGTAACTTGTGTTGTTGATGTAAATCCTGTAATTACGCCCCATCCATCTTTCATTCTTACAGATCTACCAACATCTGAAGATTTAAAACCAGCACCATCATTTATACCTGTTGTAGAAGATGCAGTTAATGTTCTTCCTGTACCAACACCAGATGCAGATGATGTAAATGTTGTAGATGTTTCGTTATCGTCTAAATATGGGCCATTAATAAATTGAACCGTACTCATTGTCCATGATGTATGACCTGTTCTAGATAATTTTCTAGGCTCTAATGTTTCTTGTACAATATACATAACGTCTGCTGATTGTGTAAATTGTATGTCATACAACATACTTTCAGTAAACGGTGATGCTATTTCATAAACACTAGCGGCAGTTCCGCCAGATGTATATGCAGTATAACCTGTACTATCTACACCAGATAATTCAAAAGTATTTGTAGTTACGTTTGCAATTCTAAATCTTCTACCATTTACTTCTGTCATACCAACAACACTATTAATCCAAACATCATCACCATTTGAATAACCGTGACTTGCTACAGTAACAACAGCAGGATTAGCTTGTGTAATATTTGTAATTGTTTGTGTTGCATTTGTTATTTGCCCATTGTCTTTAAAAAAACGAATATATTGATCGCCAAATTCTAAAATATAAGATTGTTCTATATTAAATTCAAAAGGTATTAATCTAGTTGTTTTGCTACTATCTTTTACTTCAGCAACAAATCTAGTACCATATCTTCTTTTAGCACCTCCTTGCGGAAATACTGTCATGTTTTCTAATATTTCAACACCATTATTGTATTTTTTAAAATCAACTTGACCTGCAAGTTTTGGTGTTAATTCACCAGCAGTAAAATTTGTTTGAAAAGGATGTACTCGTGCCATTATTTTCTAAAGTCCGTAAATGTATCAGAAACAAGATCATCAATAAATCCTTCTTGTCCATCAATACTACGTGCTTCAGAAAGTTTAAGTTGATATAATTTCTGCATATTTGTTTGTACTTGTTGGCTGTTAGTTACAGGATATGCTAAATCTACAGCTAATTTTGCAGTTAAAACATCAACAAACATTGGATCAAATAAATTAGTATCTGTTATTCTTGCAATATATAAAATATTAGCTGTACCTTCATCTGTTAATAATACTCTACCGTGAGTAGCTACATTCTCAACTTTAAAAATGTAATCTTTGTATTCCATTTCTAAAACTCTTAAACAATAAGGATTAGTTGGTAATGCGTATTGATAATTAAATCCGTATGCAGGTGCATCAGATAATTTTGCTAAACTTGCTCTTGTGATTGCAAAGTTCCAAGGATGTGATCTTAAACAAGCATCTCTTGCATCTTGATAAAATGAATTACATAATCTGGCTCTTTCTGTATCATCTGTTAATGAAGTAATTGGATCATCACCAAGTCTTCTTAATGCATTTGAACAAATTGATACTTCTGTAGCCATAATATTTTGAATATATCAAAGGGGCGACTATAATTCAATATATATCGCCCCTTATAGTTGTTTGTTACTTATTACTCAACAGCGTACATTACAGCAACTTTAATAGTTCCTGATGCAGTACCACCGCCTGTAGTAATTAAAACATCTGTTTCAGAAGTATTTTCATACCCGAAACCGTCAATAGCGCCATCTTCAGACATAACTACTTTTCCAGCAGTTGCCGCCGCAGTTGCACCAATGTATCTTGTTGCACTACCGCTATCACCTACTGATAAAGTTACACCAGATCCTAAAGCGTCGTGATGTACAACAATGTCGTACACTACTGCGCCTTTTGGTAATCTAGCAACTGAAATGTCAGACGGATTAGCCAAAGAAGATGCTTCATATGTATCGTATATTACTCTTATTTTACCATGAGCATACTGTGATGATGTTTTAACAACAGGATCAGCAGTTATGTTAGTAAAATTTGAACCTTTTACACTAGCCATAATTTATCTCCTTTATTCCGCACAAGCGATTTCTACTACTTTTTCGTCTTCTACTCTTGTAGCGCCGATAGTCATAGATAAAAATACTTGTGTTGCATAGTTCTTGTCTGCTCTTTCAGATATTTTTGTAGCAATATCTCTACCAAGCGCAAGACCCATAGCTGATTTAGTGAATGCTAGTACCTGTCTGTCGCCAGAACCATCTGTTCCAAGTCTTTCAGATCTGATAAACTTGAAGCCCATGAAACTGTCAATAGCACCTTGTACTAACGCTTTTACTGAAGCATAGTCAGCAGATGTGATTTTCTCTAATGCAAGAAGATCAGACATTTGTTTTGCTGTGCAAATCATATATCTTTCTTCATCTGGATCAACATCAGCGCCATCTAAAATTTCTTTAGCGTTGATTAATTTATCCAAAGATAAACCACTTGTTGCTACTGCTATTTTTTGTGCAGACGGTAATGCAATAGTTGTACCACCGCTAACTCCACCATAAGAAGATCCAGTAGCCGCCGCAATAATTGCGTCGTCCATTGCTCTACCCATAGCGTAAGCACCAGCTTTAGCATATTCGGATTGAGGCGAAATAAGCATTCTTACTTTATCTTCTTGATCTATTAAGTCTGCCCAATCGTAATCATCCATTGTTACTTTTCTTCTAGAGTGAGGCGTATCTACTCTTGGAGTATCAGCGTGTCTAGAAGTTCTTTTTTGTGCCGCAGTTGACCCAATTCTTTCAAAGAAATGTGATTTACCTGTTACACTTTCAGATCTTACCGCATCTCTTAATCTAGAACCTTTTTGTTGAGCCAAATGAAACACATTACTTTTGTATTGTTCTACAAAAGCAGTTGTTATTTGAGTTGACATATTATGTCCTCCTATTAAGATTTAAGAATAGAGAGTATAATACCAATGCATTATACCATATTCCGTGTATCGGCTTTTATCCTTACGGGAAACCTTATCGTAAACGATACGATCAATCGGAAGTTTAAAGCCATCACGGCTACCTATTCGTTGTCCTAATAGGGCGAAATTGGTGTTGTATTTATATCACAAATGTTACTTAATTACCATAGGCTTTTTCATGTAACTGTCGCATTCTTTCAACAGCCATTTGATCGCCTTTATGATAAGGATGATTTGCATCATTCATAACCTTTTGTATTTCTTCTTTAGCGTCTAAAGGTGATACAGCTAATCTGTTATTTTGTGTATTTTTAGCCATATCTTCTGTTACTTCTGCACCTAATTTAGCAAGA